TATATTGGAAAATTCGGTGAGAATTTCAGTGTTGCCAATAACAGGTGCACCTTGCCCCACGGGTGGCTGACCTGGTGTGCCGTTGCCAATAAACAAGCGACGTTCGTCGGTGCTCCAGCCCAGTTCTCCACCGGCCAACTGCGGTAAATCTTCCTGTAATCCTAAACGATTGGTGATCTGGCTTATTTGCACTATGGCCATTTGTTATCCTTTATTTCTGTGTTGTATTTAGCAAATAATACTGCTCAACACGTTGCCACCAAAGACCACGATAGTGTTCAAATTCTGATCCTTGTATGACAAATTCTTGATAGGCTGGTTCAGTTGTTATATTGCCCTGATCATCCATTTCGGGTTTGACACACATTAGCACCACACCTTTGCATATTTTGGTGCCGTGTAGTTCATTGTGTGCTTCAGCATAGGCGCACAACTGTAGGAAATAATCTTCGATCCATTCGCGCCGTTTGGGTCGGTTGGTTTGTTTGTAGTCCAAGATGCTGGCTTCATCCAATTGTATGCCAGCGGCATCGGTGGTGCCAGCATAGACGCCGGGAAAGTACAAGGGCACTTCGTAGCCCCAGAATTCTGTGACCTTGCACAAGCCTTTGGCGATCACCAGTTGGGCCATGGCATGACTTTGACGACTGTAGGGATTTGTACCAGCGTCGGCAATGGCACCTGTCTTGGTATAGTCTTCCAGGTACTTGTGCATTCTAGTGCCGCGATTGGCTGCTTCTGTGGTGATGGCCTGTGCCTGGGCTGGCCCCACTCGGTTACGCCAGTTCTGCAAGGCCTGCCGCTTTTCTTCGGGCTTGGTAGCTTCCAAGATAGTAGTCACACTGGGCAATCGTTTACCGTCTGGTGTAGCGTAGAGTCTACGGCCATCTACAGTTTCTCTGGGAATGGGCTGATAATTGAATCGTGGATTGTACATTAGATTTAGTATAACAGGATTATTAGACGGAGTCAAGTTGAACAAGTTCATATCTTGCTGTATTTCTATTAAAAATAACAAGACCCTGTTTAACTAATTCAAATATAATAGATTCAGATTCGGCATGTAATTTATTATGTTCTGCCACGGTAGTTAAAAATAAATTTTCAAGTTTGTTATTTTTTTTATTACCGTCTATGTGATGTACTATTTCCCCTTTTTCTATTCGACGTTGCAAATGGGTTTCCATTACAAATATATGTTCTCGAATACACCTATATCCACCCGGGCGATAAGGATAATCTTTACCAATATATACTTCTGGATAGCCTTCTTTACCTGAGATTACTGTTCCGACCCTATTTGTAAATTTATTTTTAATTTTTGCTTGATATCCTGCAGCTCCTGCTAATTTTGCTACACCTATTTTAGAGATACAAATTTTACAGTAGGATTTAGATTCTGGATCATGTGTTTTACCATTTTTTACTTTAGTAAATTCAGCAAAACAGTGATCGCATTTCCAGTGTACTATTTTTTTGGTTCTAGTATATGCCGAAAGTTTACCAAATTTGCTTTTCTTTGTGTAATTATTTGTTTCGGTTGATTCTTCTATAAACATAATTTCTCCTATATTTTATTTATCCACAAGAGGATATTTTATAGGATTTTTATTATCTAGTGGATTATTAAATGCGGAAACTACTACCGCAACCGCAACGATCTCGTTCTTTTTCATTGCGGAACTCAAAACCTTCATTTAGTCCGGCGCGAACATAATCTACTGTAAGCTCGTCTAAGATAGGAAGGTCTCGGGGATCTACTACGATTTTAAAACCGTCAGAATCAAATATTAAATCTGAGTCCACAGGGCTATCTACATATTCTAACACATAAGCAAGCCCACTGCAACCGGTAGTTCGGACCCCTATGCGTATGCCAATACCTTGACCTCTACGGTCAAGGTTGGTGGCAATTTTACTAGCGGCTCGAGGGGTTACATGGATCATTTTATAAATTATTTACTGCTTGTTCTAATGCTTTAATAGCTGCAGGCGAAATATTTACTATAGCACTGGGTGATACTGCAATTTCTGCTACTCTGGATGCTAAATTCTGTAATTCTATTGCTTCGTCTATTATGACTGCAGAACTTTTTTCAGTTCCGGGTGTATAATAATGAGTCAGAGGTGATACGGTATTACTGGAAGTAATTGGATTCATTTTGTAAACTCCTTTATAGTTATTTTTATTGTTTACTATAATAGTTATCAAAATTGATCCGTTTACTTGTGTTTAAAATATTTTTTTTATCTTTTTAAAAGTATTAAAAAAATCTGTTTTATTCTGCTGTTTTTTTTCTGCTTCTCTTTGTTCAGCTTCTTTTTTTAATGTTTCTTCAAGATCTCTTTTTAATGCGGCTTGTAGCGGCGATTCTGGAGCTGAGGACAATTTTTCCTGTTGAGCAACTCTGATTGTTCGTTCACAGCGAACGCAGGTCGGGTAGCCCTTTTCTCGACGCTCGGCTGTTAATAATTCTAAACAATTTGTGCAAACTTTGGTTTTCATAATGTTTTTATAAACTCGGTTAAATCGCTTTCCCAAACTATTGTAACATCATATCCCGCAGATTCAAGGACCTGTTGTCTTTTTAAATCTTTAAGTCTTACATCTTTAGCAGATTTTTTTAGATAATGTTGTACGAAATCGTCTGGATAAATTTTTGGATTACAGTGCCAATAATCTCCATAAACTTCTATTATATGTTTTGTATTTTCATCAATAAAATCTACATTGTATTTTCCAACACGAATATTATTTTTGTAGTCTGGAAGATATGGCAACAGTTTTTCTTCCAAACTACTACGTTTTTCTTTTAATAATATTTCATTTTTAGTAGCCATCGAAATTGAATTTTCAATTTTTCGTCGGTTGGCTACCTCTTTACCATACATTTCTTCCCAGGTTTTTCCCTTAAATCTTCCTTTATTTGCTTTACCAATTGCCTGTTTAGCATTTTCTGGTTGTTTCATTCCAATACGCGGATGACCTTGTTCGGACCATCTCTGAGATCGTTTCTTCATTGAATCTGCAACTTTGACCTGATATTGCGGATCTTTTTTTTGTGCTAGACTTTTTTGTCGTTGCACTTCTCTTGCTCTAGGATCACTAAATTGTGTTATTGTAATAAGTTTTGCTAATTCATTTTTACATTTTTTGGAACAGGTTCTAGTCGGCCTCTTCTGATCTTTGGGTATAAATTCTTTTTTACAAATTTCGCAATGATGCATAAACATTACCTCCTGTAAATATTTATCAAAAATATATTACTAAGGACTATTTTTTTTACTTCTATAGTCTGCTATTGCGGCTTTTAGGCAATCTTCTGCAAGTATAGAACAATGAATTTTTACTAGTTAAGGGGGCAAAGAAAGTTCGCTTGCTATCTGCGAATTCTTAATTTGCCCGGCCTCCTCTAATGTTAGTCCTTTAACCATTTCTGACACCAGGCTAGATGATGCAATCGCGCTCCCACACCCATACGTTTTCCACTTAGCATCAATAATAGTGTCTGTTTCTGGATCGACTTTGATTTGCAGTTTCATTACATCCCCACATGCAGGGGCCCCTACCATACCAGTTCCTACGGTGTCGTCAATTTCCATTTTGCCCACGTTGCGTGGGTTTTCATAATGCTCGATTACTTTATCTGAGTATGCCATAATTTAATAGTTAGATACTAGTACAGTTTTATAACAGTTACAATTGGCATCCAATATCTGCTCCCAATGGTACCCGACTGGGGTACGTGGTTGAAGCATTGGTTGTGCATACGCCATTGACGGCTCTACGTAAACCGTTTGTGGAGGAATGTATGCAGGTCTAGCCAATTCATACCCAATCACACCGCCAACTATGGCTGGTGCCACCCAACTGGTAATTGGTGGTGACCATCTACCATGGAATCCATGACGCCAATAGTCAGCTGATGCTGTGTTGGTAATAAACAGCAATGAAAATAATACTAATAGTCGTTTCATAGTCAACTCCTTTTTACAAGTATATGATACTTAGCCGGAAATTGTCAACCGGTTAGGTGCGGCGATTCAGGGCCGCTTTGGCGTTTTTATCCACAATGGCTCTGGCTTGATCAACTGGCATGCCTACATCGCCTTTGGTGTTGCCACGGAATCGTATCTTACCTGAGTTTGGATCAAGTGGTTCGAGAATATCTTTAAGTGGATCTTGTGCAATGTATTCGGGCAAGTTTTGTGGGTTTAGTTCAATGCCCAAACTTCGAGCTGCCTGTATAAAGGCATCGGTACTGATTTCTTTTTGAGCATTTTCGTCATCGGCTCTACCAGCTAAAAATTGACTTAATGCCAACAATTTTTGTGCGCTGGGATCAGCTGATTCACAAATTTCGTGGAACCGCATTATCTACGACCACGTCCTAACGAAGCAGGAGGTGTTTCCAAGTTGGCATCAAGATCAAGATCGGCGCCAAGATCATCGCTGCCCATATCAGGAGCTGGAGCGCCAGCTGGAGGTTGTTCACCACCTAAAGCGTTCATGCCAGGAGGAGCAGTAGTAGCCTGTCCAGTTACAACCCCAAGAGCCTGTTCAAGTTGAGTCTTGCTAGCTTGTAAGTTTTGTACAAGTCCGCCTAATGCTGCATTGGCATCAGTGTTGAATTGTGCAGACTGTTCAATGCCAACTTCATTTTTAACTTGATCGACCAATGCAGGTAAATCTTTAAACTGCATACTGGTTACATCTTCTAACATTTTTTGTACGCGGTCAACCATATCTTGGGCAGCTAATACTACCTGTGCTTGTTGGATTTCGCTTTCGCTGAGGCGACGATACAGACGATTATGATTACGACGATTTTCCATAGCGGCAACCATGGTAGGATTATTCATAGCCTGTTGTAAATCTGCAATTTCTTTTTGTTTAATTTTAATCTGATCTTGAATCTGTTTTTTCTTCTGCTGAATTTGTGCAGTTTGTAATGCTGCCTGCTGATTGGGGTTGGCTTGTGCTGTAGCAGTTGGCGCACTACCACTGGTAGGCTGTCCCATGGCCACTGTTGCTCCGCCAGCAATATCTTCGTGCATCTTGGCAGATAGCACTTGCTCAAGCATGACTAATTTTAAATAGGAAGGATTCTTTTCGCTGCTATGAAACTTGGGTGTTGAGCGATGCTCTTTTATCAGTCCGCGGACCCGACTCAGTAGATTGCGAGTTTGTCTACGATTGATATTGTTAAGTTGTACCCGACTGCCAAAATAACTTTCGAATACCTTAGCGGCTTGTTTTGTTGGGCTTGCGGCCAGTTCTTGCAGTTTCATTGTCTAATCCTCGTTGTTGATAATATTTAGCCTGATTGACACATTTGGCCAATTGAAGTTCAAGTTGTTTTTTCAGTATTATCTTGCCTTCCAGTTTGATTTCAATGTCTTCACGGAACTGTGGTCGTGTGCTACGATCGCCTACTGCGGCCCGTACAGCTATGTCATTAGTGATATGTCTTAATTTTTGATCCAGTGTCTGCAGATCACGTGCCAGTGCATAAGATTTGTGTTTGTCGGCTATACACCAACTGAGTGCAGTTCGAGTGCTGGTAAACACTCCAACATCGGTAGCTGAACAAAATACCCTATATCCTGTTGTTTCAGGTTGTATAAGATAACGTCCAAATAACGAGTACTCGCCATTGTCTTTTTGCCAAATCGCTTTACTTATTAAACCAGGAAATTCCTGATAAAATGCACGTTCAAATTCTTTTTCTATATTCATTTAATAACATAATGGGTGACCAAATAAATGACGGATCCTCCCAAAAATCCAATGATGCCCACGCCCCAGGCGATTAATCTATCAGTGTTTTTTTCATTCAATTTGCTCACACTGGATTTAACTTCCTGCACCAGATCACAAAGATGTGCGATATTTGCAGTCACGGTTTCCATCTTGTCCTCTAACGCATTGTATCTTTCGGCACACAGTTCTACGTGTGCTTCTAAACTTTTCTTTTCAATCTCGGTAGTTCCACTCATATTTTTTCCTCGTTCATATATTTACCGTGATAGGATTAAACCAAATGTTTTGTTCTGGGCCAGCAACCACAACAAATGGTGCTAATTCTCTGTGATTATCCAGGTCTACCAGCATGGGCACACCTTCGGCGTCACTGTACAATACAGCCACAGGATCAACTTCAGTTCCGTATACTCCAGGAGTTTCTGTTTCAAATTCAAAATGCCACGTGGATCCTGTGTGCTGTGGTACAGTTGCCAGCACCTGTGTACGCATGCCAATGATTTGATTTACTGTTTCCCAGTTGCGTTGTTGATTCCTGGATCTATTCCAATCTGCAACATCCAGGATGGTATTGCCGGCACGATCTCGAAACGGAACCCGTGATGATTTAAAGTGTCCAGTGACACCAGTGGCAGTGATATCAAACTGGGTGGTGCAGGAAAATCTCATTGGTTAGTGTCGGGCATTGAGTGTGTATTTAATGCCAAAGAAAAACCCCAGGTTTTTAATCTGGGGTTGTTCAACGACGAAAGTCGTACTACATTAGTTATTAATTGTAGTATTGACCTTGAGTGATGAGTGTTGCTTGTGCAAAAACGTTAGCAGTTGGAATACCAATGGTTGCTGTGTTAGCTGTTTGAGCAGCAGCAACAAACACAGAAGTATTAGCAAATGCGCCTACAGGATACACTGCCATAGCGATGTTTGCGTTCTGTGCGCCATTCACTTGATACATAGCCACTGTGGCTGTTTGCTGAATTGCTTGTAACACGTTGGCAACAAAGTTAGAGCCGCTAGCAATACCACCTTGATTTGTCAAAGATGTGTTAGCTACCACTGTGAAAAAGTCTAATTTAGGACCTTGAAAGTTGGTAACTGCAGCATTAGCTGTATTAGATGATTGTGCTGGATTGCCATTGAGTACGTCTGTTGCGAATACCGGTTGTGCACCACCGGAAACTACGGTTATATATGCCATTTTAAATCTCCTTTATATATGGACTCAGAGGTCCTACTATTATTTATGATCTGGAGTAAAAATTGACGGTTTGGTCTATTGATCTGGATTATTTACAGCACGATTGGCACTGGTAAATCCACCAGCTAAACGGTTTACAGCCTTGGATATACCAGCAGGAGTTGCCATTACCCAACCTTCTTGCCCAGGATGTTGTAGATCTAACTGACGCAGTATGTCCATTTTGATATCGTGTAATAACGCCCAGGACTCAAATGCCGCGGCCATGCCTTCAAGGTTGCTACGTGGACTTTGTAAGTATTCCACTATGTTGG